GCCGACACCGGGGCAACCATCAACGTTCGCGACACCACGTACACGACCACTGATGGTGCCGGGTCGGTGAGGGCGTACTAATGGCGGACATCACATGGTCAAACGTCGTCGACTTCGCGCCCGAGCTGTCGGGCGTCGACGCCGATGCACAGATCGACATCCTCGCGTACGTCAACGACGAGCTCGACGTTGCGCTGTTCGACGGCGAGGCGGGACCAAAGACGAAGCTCGCGCGGATCTACCTCGCCGCGCACGTCGCGACGGGCACGCTCACCGGCTCGAGCGGCGGTGCGGCCGGTCCGGTCACCGCCGAGGCCGAGGGTGGTCTGTCGCGCAGCTACGGATCGATGTCGGCCGCGCTGAGCGATCCGGCGATGCTCGCGCTGACGCCGTACGGGCTGCGGTTCCTCGGGCTCGTGAACACCAGCGCGGCGCGCGGGCCGCTGGCGGTCTGACCGTGGCCGCCGCGATTCGCAGCGGCGACGTGAGGATCGATGACTCGCGCTGGCGGAAGCTGCTCGCCGGCGTCAAGGGAATGGACCGCGCGCACGTGCGCGTCGGGATCCTCGCGTCGAAGGGCGGTCGATCGCGGCACAGCGACAGCTCGCCGCTGACGCTCGTCGACATCGCGTTCGTGCACGAGTACGGGTCGGGACCGATCCCCGAGCGCAGTTTCATCCGGTCGACGTTCGCAAACGCGCCGTGGCTGGCGTCGTTCACCGCCGCGCTCGCGCGAAAGGTCGTCACCGACGGCATGCCTCTGCGGCAGGCGCTGTCGCTCCTCGGCGAGCGCGGCGTCGCCGAGGTGCGCCGCAACGTCACCGAGGGGGCGGGCATCGCGCCGCCGCTCAAGCCCGAGACGGTCGCGCGCAAGGGATCCGATCGTCCGCTGGTCGATACCGGCCGGCTCATGAACGCGCTATCCTACGAGGTCGTGATCGGCGATCTCCCATGAGCCTGCTCGACGTCATCGGCCGGTTTCGCACCGCGACCAGCTACACGGTCACGCGGGCGGGCGCGGGCGCGTACACCGCCGGCCGCTACGTCGCCGCGTCGCCGTCGACGTTCACGATCACCGCGAGCGTACAGCCCGTCACCGGGCGCGAGCTCCTCGCGCTCCCCGAGGGGCAGCGCGCCGAGGATCTGCGCGTGCTGTACACCGCGACCGCGCTGCGCACCCGCGACGCGAACGGCGCCGCCGACAGCATCGCGATCGGCGGGGAAAACTACACGGTGATTCGCGTCGAGACGTGGTCGGGTGTCACCGCCGGACACTACCGCGTCACCGTCGCGCGGCAGACAGCGGGGGCGACGCCGTGAGCTGGTCGGCGACGCTCGAGGACGCGATCCGATCTTGGGTCGCGACCGGCACCGGGCTGACCGTGATCTGGGCTGACCAGAACGGGCCGCGCCCGGCGGCGCCGTTCGTCGCGCTCGGGCGCCCGACGATCCGGTCGCTCGGGATCGACTGGATCGACATCGACGCCAATCCAGGAGGCGACCCCGGCGAGGATCAGACTTTCACCGCGCGGGGGCCGCGCGTCGTGACGATCACGGCGCAGTGTTTCGCCGCCGACGCGACCGGCGCCGCCGGCGCCGCGGTCTACCTCGAGACGCTGCGGAGCAAGGCGCGGCTGCCGTCGCAGCGCGAAACGCTGCACGCGGTCAAGACGGCGCTCGCGCTGTTCGGGCCGGTGCAGAGCAGCGCCGAGGTCACGAATTCGGCCGACATCGAGCCGCGCGCGATCGCGACGCTGACATTTCACACGACCGCGTCGGCGTCCGAGTTCGGCACCTGGATCGAAACCGCCGACATTACCGGCACCGCCAGCCACAGCTAGCCGCCCGCCCGGCGCGTGCTAGCCTGCACCGGGTAAACCCATGAGCGATCAGGTCGACGTCGTCATCACTCGCGACAGCGTGGCGCCCACCCGCCAAGGGTTCGGTACCGCGCTGCTCCTGTCCTACACCGCGGCCTGGGTCGAGCGCGTGCGCTCCTACTCGCGGCTCCTCGACGTCGCGAGCGACTTCGCGGTGACCTCGGTCGAGTACCTCACCGCGCAGGCGTACTTCGGGCAGAACCCGCGCCCGCGGTCGCTCAAGATCGGCAGGGCGACCGCGCCGACGCAGCGGTACCTCGTCGAAGTCGCGACCGCGCGCGCCGACCACGAGTACACGATCCAGGTCGAGGGCGTCGGCGTCACCTCGACGGAAGTGTCGTGGACGTCCGGCCCCGGCGATCAGACCTTCACGACCACGCACGCGGCCGAGACGCTGACGATCGCGGCGCACGGGCACGCGACCGGCGACGGTCCCTACCGCGTGAGCAACAGCGGCGGTGCGCTGCCGACGGGGCTGTCGGCGAACACCGACTACTGGGTGATCTACGTCGACGCGAACACGATCCAGCTCGCCGCGTCGCTCGCCGACGCGAACGCCGGCACCGAGGTGACGTTCTCGTCGGACGGCACCGGCACGCACACGCTGCACACCGCGACGAACGACGTGATCATGCGCGGGCTGATGCAGGAGCTGAACGAGGTCGTCGGAAAGAACTTCACCGCCGCGACCACGGGATCGGCGCTGTCGCTCGACCTCAACGTGACCGCCGACGCGGCGGGCGGGTGGTTCTCGCTGCAGCTCGGCAGCGTCGACGATCTCAAGATCACGCAGAACCACGCCGACCCGGGCACCGCCGCCGACCTCACCGCGATCGCGCTCGAGGATGACGACTGGTACATGCTGCTGACGAGCGCCAACTCGAACGCGATCGTCACCGCCGCCGCCGCGTGGATCGAGGCGACCGAGCCGCAGAAGGTCTACCTCGTCGACGTGAACGACAGCGAGTCGATCACGACCGCGGCCGGCAACAGCGACACGCTCGACGACCTCGCGACCTCGGAGTACGAGCGCACCTTCGGCTGCTACCACAGCGAGCCCGAGGAATTCCTCGCGGCCGCGTGGGCGGGCAAGTTCCTCCCCTACTCGCCGGGCGAGGCGACGCCGGCGCTCAAGACGCTGGCGGGTGTCGACCCCGACACGTTCACGTCGACGCAGAAGTCGCGCCTCGACGCGCGGAACGCGAGCTACTACTACACGAGCGGCGGCGTCAACATCACGTGGCCCGGCGAGGCGGCGGCCGGCGCGCCGGTGTTCCTCGACTACGTGCGCGACATCGACTACGTGCGCAGCGAGATGACGGCCGACGTGATGGCCATGCTCGCCGGCGCCGCCAAGGTGCCTTACACGCAGGAAGGGATCGCGCTCGTCGCGAACACCGTGCGCGGCACGCTGCGGCGCGCGGCGGCGGCGGGCATCTTCGAGGAGTCGTCGATCGTCGTGACCGAGCCGGACATCGACGACATCTCGGCGGCCGATCGCGAGGCGCGCATCCTGCCCGACATCTCGTGGTCGGCGACCTACACGGGCGCCGTGCACCGCGTGACGCCCGTCAACGGCGTCGTGAGCCTCTGATCCCGACGAGGAGCCTGACCAGTGTCGATCTTTCGCAACTACGACCCGCAACGCATCGTCGTCACGTGGGGCTCGATCATCATGCAGGGCTATGCGCAGGACTCGTTCGTCGAGGTCGCGCGCGAGGTCGAGACGTTCACCAAGCAGACCGGCGCCGGCGGCGACGTCACGCGCACGCGCAACCGCAACCGCTCGGGCACCGTGACCGTGCGGCTGATGCAGGCGTCGCCGACGAACGACCTGCTCGCGGCGCGCCTGCGCCTCGACGAGCAGACCGGGCTCGGCTACGCGCCGCTGACCGTGCAGGATCTCAACGGCACGACGCTGCACTCGGCGCCGAACGCCTGGATCCAGAAGCCCGCCGACGACGCGCGCGGCGCCGAGGCCGGCGAGCTCGAGTGGATCTTCGACTGCGACGTGCTCGACATGTTCAACGGCGGCGCGGTGGTGTAGATCCTCGCCGCGCGTCGCGCGTTGTGATGTAGCGGAGGACTCCCCCGATGCAAGCCCAGACCGAGACACGCGAGATCGACGGGCTCGCCGTCACCAGTACGCCGCTGCCGGCGCGACGCGCGAACCGCCTGCTGACCCGCCTCGGCGCGCTGATCGCGCCGCTCGGCGACCTGATCGCCGGCGCGCAGACCGGCGCGCAGACCTTCGCCGACGTCGACCTGCAGGGGCTCGGCGCCGCGCTCGGCGGCGCGCTGTCGCAGATCCAGGGCGACGCCGCCGACGCGCTGATCGTGCAGACCCTCGCCGCGACCACGGTCACCGTCGACGGGCGCCGCGTCGACCTCTCGACCGGCGAGGCGATCGATGTGGTGTTCCAGGGACGGCTCGGCACCATGTACAAGGTCGTCGGCTTCGCGCTCGAGGTGAACTTCCGCGATTTTTTCGACGTTGCGCGGTCACGGATCGCCGAGGCGCTCGGCGCCGCGGCGAGGGTCCGCGCGTCCGCATCCCCGTCGGACTCGAGTCAGACTGGATCGTCTACCGGCTGATCGACGCCGGGTGGCTGAGCATGGCAGACATCGACCGCATTTCCCTCGCCGACGCCTTCGACGCGAACCTCGCGATCGACGCGATCGGTGAGGCGCGCGACCAGTCGCGCAAGGCGGATCGATGAAGGTCGCAGACCTGTTCGCCGCGCTGCGGCTCAAGCCCGATCAGTCGTCGTTCAACGCCGCCGACAAGGCGCTGACGAAGATCAAGTCGGGGCTGCGTGACGTCGCTGCGCTGGCGTCGGCGGCGCTGGTCGGGCTCGCGACGAACGACTTCCTGAACTTCGACGAGCAGCTCGCCGACATCGACGTTGCGACCGAGGGCGCGATGGGGTCGTTCGAGTCGCTGCGCGATCGCGTGCTCGACGTGAGCGACGCGACCGGGCTCGCAAAGGAACAGGTCGCCGGCGCGTCGGCCGCGTTTGTCACGCTCACCGGCGACGGTAAGGTCGCCGCCGAGCAGATGGGTACCTTCGCCCGCGTGATGAAGGCAAGCAAGGCGTCGGCCGAGGGCGTCGCCGGCACCGCCGCCGCGATGTCGCAGCAGTTCGGCGTCGCGGGAAAGGACTTCGAGCAGGGGTTCAGCATGATGATCCGCGCCGGCAAGGCGGGCGCGGTGGAGCTCAAGGATCTGGCCAGCGTGCTGCCTGAGCTCGGCGGGCTCGCGACGCAATTCGCCGGCGGGCAGGGGCTGAAAGGGCTCGCCGAGCTGACCGCCGCGCTGCAGGTCGTCGCGAGCGGCACCGGCGGCAACGCGGCGAAGGCGCGCACGCAGATCCAGGCGCTGTACACGACGCTGCTGTCGAAGGTCGGCGAGCTCAAGGGGATCGGCGTCAGCGTCATGGAAGTCGACCCGGCGACGGGAAAGAAGGTCGCGCGCAACTTCCGCGCGATCATCGACGACATCGCCGCGAAGGGGCTGTCGACGGATCGGCTCGTCAAGATGTTCGGCAGCGTCGAGGCGACCAACGCCTTTCTGTCGCTGGCGAAGAACGGATCGCAGGCGTGGGATCAGATCGCGCGCGCGCAGATGGGTGCGCGTGACGTCGCCGAGGACTACGCCAAGCGGCAGCGGTACCTCTCGACGCGCGTGGCGAAGGCGTGGAACCTGATCAAGAACACGGTGACGCGCGTGCTCGTCGTGATCGTCGAGCACATCGACCTCGTGGTGCTCGCGCTCGGTTCGATGGGGATCGCGCTGCTCGCGCTCAAGGCGAAGGCGATCGCGACGGCGGTGGCTACCGCGGCGGCGTGGGTGGCGGCGGCGCTGCCGTTCCTCGCGATCAGCGCGGCGATCGCGGGGATCATCCTCGTGCTCAACGATCTGTACTCGCTGATCATGGGCGGCGACTCGATCATCGCCGACTTTGCGTCGGCAGCGGCGGCGTGGCTGTGGGGCATCCTCGGGCGTGCGATCTCGGGCATCAAGATGGGTTTCATCGACATGTGGAACGCCTTCGTCGACGGCATGAGCCGCGCCGGGCAGGCGGTCAAAGACGTGTTCTGGAAAGCGGTTGATTGGGTCGTCGAAAAGATCGAGTGGCTCCTCGAGAAAGTCGAGGCGGCGATCGACCGCCTCGAATCCCTCAACCCGTTCGGGCAGGAGTCGGGGATCAGCGGGCACGCGCGCGCGATCGCCGCGCGCGAGGGAATGATCTCCAGCTACGTGACACCCGACATGCTCGCATCGGCGCGCGGCGCGGCGCCGGGCGCGACGGTCACTGTCGGCGCCGTGCAGGTCACGCCGCCGGCGGGCGCCGACACGCCCGAGGCCTACGGCGCCGCGGTGCGCACGGAGATGCAACGGTTCTGGGATGACGCCATGCGCGCGGCGGCGACCGCGCTCGACGGGGGCGGGTGATGCTGATCATCGACGGCTACCGGATCGACGTCGCGCTGCGCGAGGATCACGACCTGCCGGCCGAGGCGACCGATCACCCGGTCGAGCGCGGCGGCGACATCACCGACCACGTGCGCGTGCGCCCGGTGACGATCACCGTCGAGGGGATCGTGTCCGACTACCCCGTCGGGCAGCTCGCCGACGAGCGCGGCATCCGCGAGGGCGGCGGCCGCTCGGTCGTGCTGCCGAGCGAAGAAGCGCGCGCGCACCTCGAGGGCATCCGCACCGAGCGGCGGCTGGTCACCGTCGAGACGTCGAAAGGCGCCTTCGACCGCATGGCCATGATCGGGCTGTCGTTCCCCGTCGCGCCCGGCGACGGCGATCACCTGCGCTTCACCGCCACGTTTCGACAGGTCGAGATCGTCACCAACGGGCGCACGACGATCCTCGTCGCGGTGCCGCGTGCCGCGCGCAAGACGAAGCGCGGCAGCAAACTGGCGACGACCGGCAGCGTCGCCGCCGGCGGCGGCACGAAGGTCGCGAACCGCTACAAGGGCGTGCTCTGATGGTCGTGCTGCCGCTCGTGCCGTCGGTGCCGTTCCAGCGTTTCTCGACGACGCTCGACGGCGTGCCGTACGTGATCGACGTGAAGTGGAACGGCCGCGCCGAGGTCTGGTCGCTCGACCTGCTCGACGAGGACGAAGATCCGATCCGTAGCGGCGTGCGCATCGTGCTCGGCGCGGTGCTCGGGCGGCGTGGGATCGCGCTGACCGATCCGCGCATGCCGACCGGGTTCCTGGTCGCGATCGACCTGAGCGGCGAGGGCGTCGACGCGGGGCTCGACGACCTCGGCGACCGCGTGCAGGTGCACTACTACAGCGCCGACGAGACGCTGCCGACGTAGACCATGCCGGCGCTGTTTCAGCGAAAGGTCGAGCTGACGCTGTCGCGGCCGGGCGCGGCGCCAAACTTCTTCACGCTCGACCAGACGAACGCGGTGCAGGTGACCGATCTGCGCGTGGCGTTCACCGTCGAGAAAACGATCGGTTCCTCGCCGAACACGGCGCAGGTGACGGTGTACAACCTCGCCGAGATCACCCGCGCCGAGTTCATTCGCAAGCCACTACACGTGCGGCTCGAGGCCGGTTATGAAGGCGACCTCGCGCGGCTGTTCACTGGCGACCTGTCGTTCGGGCAGAACGTGCTCGAGGGCGTCGACTGGCGCACCGAGCTCACGCTCGGCGACGGCTCGCGCGCCTACCGCAGCGCGCGGGTGCGCGCGTCGCTGGCGGCAGGGTCGACGAGGCGGCAGGCACTCGCCGCGTGTGCGAGCGCGCTCGGGCTGGCGCTGCCGAGGTCGGTCGACGACGTGCCCGAGATCGCCGCCGCGCTGCGCGTCGAGTACGCCTCGGGCGTCGCGCTGTCCGGCCCGGCGCGGCAGGAACTCGATCGGGTGTGCCGCGCCGCCGGCGTGTCGTGGTCGATCCAGGATGGTCGGCTGCAGATCCTGCGCGACGCGGACACGCGCAGCGACGAGATCGCCCGCATCGCCGCGGACACCGGCATGGTCGGATCGCCCGAGATGTCCGCGCCCGAGCGCGCGAGCTCGGCGGGCGCAGGGAAGGGCGGTCGCCGGTCGCCGCGGCTCACCGTGCGCGCGCTGCTCGATCCGCGGATCACGCCGGGCGGTCGCGTGCGCGTCGAGTCGCGCGAGTACACCGGGCTGATCCGCGCGGTCAAGGTCACGCACACCGGCGACACGCACGGGCAGGACTGGTATACCGTCGTCGAGGGTACCCCGCTGTGACGCCGTATGTGCCGAACCTCGCCGAGCTGCTGTCGGGCCACGTGTCCCGATCGCTCTCGGAGCTACACACCGCGATGCCGGGGCGCGTCGAGCGGTACGATCGCACGACGCAGACCGCCGACGTGCAGCCGCTGGTCAAGCGGGCGGTGGCCGACGAGGCCGGCGTTGAGTCGCTCGAGTCGCTGCCCGTCGTACCGTCGGTGCCGGTGGTGTTCCCGGGCGCCGGCGACTACGCGATCACGTTTCCGATCGCGCGCGGCGATACGGTGCTGCTCGTCGTGGCGTCGGCGTCGCTCGATCGGTGGCTCGCGCGCGGCGGCGAGGTCGACCCGGACGACGAGCGCACGCACGCGCTATCCGACGCCGTCGCGATCCCCGGGCTGCGTGCGCGCCCCGACGCACTCGGCTCGGTGCCGAGCTCGGCGCTGCACGTGCGCGGCGGCAAGATCTATCTCGGCGAGGGCACGTTCGTCGAGACGCCCGGCCCTGCGTCCGACGCCGTCGTGACCGGCGAGCAGGTCGACACGTTCACCGGGCAGCCGCTGTCGCTGCTGATGTCGAAGTCGCCGAAGGTGTTCTCGAAATGACGCTCGATCCCGCCGACCTCGTCACCGAGATCGACACCGCGATCGACGCGGTGCCGGGCGCCGCGACGCCGTCGCGCTCGTCGCTGGCGCAGGATATCGTCGAGGCGCTGTGGGCGGCGGTGATCGATCACTTCGTCGATCGGCCGTTCGCCGGTTCCGATCCCGGGCTCGTGCCGAGCAGCGACGGATCGACGAGCAAGTTTCTGCGCGGCGACGGCACCTTCGCGGCGCCGTCGGGCGGCGACGGATGGACCTACGTAGTACTGACGTCGGAATTCGACACGACCTCGGCGACTGCCGTGACTGTCACCGGGCTGACGTTCACGCCTGCCGCGAGCGCTACCTACCTCGTCGAGGGGCTGCTGATCCTGGGGACCACGACCGACGCGAACATCGCACCGCAGCCGGGCATTTCGTGGCCGAGCGGGCTCAGTGGCCACGGTGGCGGGCGACTGGTCAACGCCTCGTCCAGCGCGGGAAACGTCAACATCAACGGTACGCAGGGCACCAACTTCGTCGCGAACAACGCAAGTTTCCCGGCGCTCGATGCCGGGTACGTGTGCGAGGTGCGCGCGGTGTTCACGACCGGCGGCAGCCCGTCGGGCGATTTCGAGATCACGCTCGAGTCCGAGGCCGGACTGACTAACCACGTCGTCGCGCGTGTCGGCTCACACATCCGCTACCGGAAGATCATCGGGTAGACTTCCACGCCATGGCGCTATCCACCGACCCGCTCGATCTGGCGTTCGACGACGATCGCGACCTCGTCGTGACGACCGACATCGCGTTCGTGTCGGGCGCCGAGGGCGTCGCCTCGCAGGTCGAGGAGCGGCTCGGCGCATTCAGGGGCGAGCTGTTCTTCGACCTCGAGCGCGGCATGCCGTGGCTGCCGTCGGACACGGTGCCCGAGTCGCGCGCGATCCTCGGCTCGAGGTACGACGCCGCACGCATCCGGTCCGAGGTGCGCGCGATGATCCTCGGCACCGAGCACATCACGTCGGTGGCGCGGCTCGAGGTCGATCGCGACAGCACCGAGCGCGACGTCTCGATCGACTTCGAGGCGGTCACCGCGTTCGACGACACCACCGTCACCGCCGAGGGATCGGCGCTCGTCGAGGTCTGAGCCATGGCATACGGCGTCACCGCAACCGGATTCAGCGCGAAAACCTACGAGGTGATCTTCGAGGAGCTGTGCGACGCTTGGCGTGCGGCGTTCGGCGCCTCGTCGCTCGGCGAGCGCGCGCAGCGGCTGCTCGCGATCGTCGCCGAGCGGCTCGCCGAGGTATGGGAACTCGCCGAAGATGTCTATGCGGCGTTCGACCCCGACGGCGCCGTCGACGACGCGCTCGACGCGCTGTGCGCGCTCACCGGCACGACGCGCGAGCCCGCCAGCGAGTCGACGGTCACGCTGACGCTGACCGGCACGAGCGCGACCGTCGTGCCGAGCGGCTCGACCGTCGAGACGGCATCGACGGCGATCGAGTTCACGACCGACGAGGATGCGACGCTCGCCGAACTCGTCGCGTGGGCGAACACGACCGCGTACGTGCTCGACGATCGCCGGTCGAACGGCGGCAACTCCTACATCTGTATCACCGCCGGCACCAGCGCCGGCAGCGGCGGGCCGACGACGACCGCCGACGACATCACCGACGGCACCGTGCACTGGCGGTACCTCGGCGAAGGCACCGCCGCCGTCGACGTGGCCGCGACCGCGACCGCGACCGGCCCGCTGGTCGCGACCTCGGGCGACCTCACCGAGATCGTTACCCCGGTGTCGGGATGGCTCGGCGTGACCAACCTGCTCGACGCCGACCTCGGCACCGACCTCGAAACCGACGAGGATCTGCGCGTGCGTCGCGGCGACGAGCTCGCCGGCGGCGGCGCCAGCACCGCCGACGCGATCCGCGCCGCCGTGCTCGACGTCGCCGACGTGACCACGTGCCGCGTGTTCTACAACGACAGCGACGTGACCGACGCCGACGGCGTGCCGCCCCACGCCGTCGAGGTGCTCGTGCAGGGCGGCGCCGATCAGGACATCTGGGATGCGCTGCTCGCGTCGGTCGCGGCCGGCATCGCCACGCACGGCGACGAGGCCGGCACCGCCGAGGATAGCGAGGGCGTGTCGCATGACGTGTATTTCTCGCGCCCCGAGGCGCGCACGGTCTACGCCGAGATCGTGCTAACGAAGGATCCCGACACGTACCCGACCGACGGCGACGCGCAGGTCAAGGCGGCGATCGTCGCGCTCGAGGATGTGCTCGGCGTCGGCTACGACGTCACCGCCTCGCGCGTGTCGGCGGCGGTGTTCGGCGTGACGGGCGTGCTCGACGTGACCGACGTCGACATCGGCACGTCGGCGGCGCCGCCCGACGGCACGACGATCACCGTCAGCACGCGGCAGGTCGCGACGTTCGACACGTCGCGGATCACCGTCACGAGCTCGGACGGCACGCCGTGAGCACCGACGCCGTCGACCACGTCGCCGCCGCGCTGGCGCGCCTACCGTCGCGCTGGCGCGACAAGCCGAACCTCGCCGCGCTCGTGACGCTGCTCGCGACGGCGGTGCAAGACGTCGAGGACGCGCTGCAGGATGCGCGCACGCTGCGCCGGATCGCCACCGGCACCGACGCGCAGCTCGACACGATCGGCGAGATCGTCGGACAGGAGCGCGGCGGCGCCAGCGACGCCGACTATCGGCGTTACCTGTACGCGCGGATCGCGTCCAACCGCTCGCACGGCACCGTCGAGGATCTGCTGCGCGTGTCGCGGCTGGTGCTGAACGACGCGACGCTGTCGATCGAGGTGCAGCCCTACGCGCCGGCGTCGCTGGTCATTCGCATCACCGGCGCCGTGACCGACGCCGTCGCGGCGATCCTGATCGTGTTCCTGCGCGTGGCGAAGGCGGCCGGCGTCGCGCTGCAGCTCGTCACCTCGACGGCGGCGGCGACGTCGACGTTTCGCTTTGCGCGCGCCGGCTACGGCACGACGATCACCGCGTTCCAGCCGCAGATCGATCTCGGCTACGTGTCGCCGAATAGCGTGAACTACCGCGAAGCGCACCCGTCGGTCGCGAGCGGCCCCGGCTACGCTTGGATCCGCGGCGCCGAGGCCGACGGCACGTCGCACAGCGAGGTCGCGATCTATGACGCCCTCAACCGCGGGCGCACGCCGGACCGCTACGAGATATATGCCGTCGGCGTCGCGAACCAGTACGACTACGCGACCCGGTCGCCGGGCTCGGGATTCGGGCAGCCGCCCGCGGTGATCCCGCTGGCGTTCTCGGCGACGACGTTCGGCAGCGTCGTGGACTCCTGCTACGTGATCCCGTC